CTATTTTGTGGGGCATAGGTGTGATCGGGACAGCTGTCATAGGTGTTCTTGTAAAGTTCGTATTCAACTTTTAGGAGGGTTATATGGATAAGATCGACATTGTACGCAAACTGACTTCCAGAAAGTTCTGGCTTGCAGTGGTAGCACTGGTAACAGGCCTGCTTGCAGCCTTCAATGTGGATGCAGGCACAGTCGAGAAAGTCTCCGGCATCATTATGTCCGGTGCTTCGGTAGTGGCATACATCATTGCTGAAGGGCTTGTGGATGCTGAGAATAAAAATACCCGTGAAGGTGAGTAAATCACCGCACAACTCAATCTGACGAGTTTAACTCGAAGATAGACTAACAAGTTAATATCGGGTGGATAAACCGGCCAGTTGAAAAGGGAAAGCCTATCCCCTTCCACCCGTTATTAAGGCAACTACTGAGGCAGTAGTCACTTGGGAAGACCAAGGGATTACTGCCTCTTTTTGTTTGTACGGCAGACCCGCCGTAAAGAAAATTTTTGGATGGCCCGACCATAGGCCAGAAAGGGAAACACATGGACGAACTGACAAACGTGAATGAAGTTGCTGAAGAAGTTGAAGCCACTGACGGACAGTTTGGCGCGAATATTACAGACGCTGAATTTGATGCGATGTGGGATGACGATGACGGAGGTAACTATGAGTTTGTCGAAACCGAATCTGAGGAAGCAGACCAGCAGACCGAGGAGCCGGTTGAGGAAGAGACAGAACCGACAGAGACTGAACAGCCTCAGGGAGAAAGTTCAGACCAGGACTATCTCGAACTGAAGCATTTTGACGAAGTACGGAAAGTCTCAAAGGAAGAGGCCAAGACACTTGCTCAGAAGGGCATGGACTATGACCGAATCCGTGGGAAGTTGGGGGAAGCAGAAAATGCTATCCAGCAGCTTCAGAAATACGAGTCATTCCTCAAGGAAATCCAGGGAGATTTTAAAACCCTTGATGATCTGATGATGGACACTCGCGCAAGGGTGAAATCCGACAAAGAAGGTATCAGTTACGAAGATGCGCTGAAACAGGTGAAAGAAGCAAACCAGCCGAAAGCACCGGAACAGCCGCAGGTAAGTGAGAGCGAAATCATGCAGAAAATTCTTCATGCATCTTTCGTTGAATTCTTCCATGACCACCCTGATATGAAACCTTCTGACGTTCCAGATGAAGTCATGAAGGATTTGGAAAACACAAACAACCTCTCTGCCTCATATGCAAAGTATGAGAAGAAAAAACTTCAAGACGAAATTGCCGTTCTGAAAAAGAACGCAGAAAACAAATCTCGTTCCGTTGGTTCGATGAAATCCTCCGGCAAGGCTCAGAGAGATGAGTTCGATGCCATGTGGTACGAGGACGATTATTGATACTTATAAGGAGATAAATTATGCCTACTCTTAATCATGGTGCCGCTTACGGCGGTTCTGCTTCTTCCCTCCGTTCTGCTGCCGCTTATCCTGGTGCAGTATATAACCTCAACGAGCGTTATGAAAAGAAGCTTGACGAACGTTTCAAGTTCAAATCCTACACTGACACTGCTGCCAACCTGAACAACTTCAGCTGGGCAAATGCAAATGCAATTGTCATTGAGACTGAGGGCGACGGCCAGATCAATGCTTATGACTTCGGTGCTGCTCTTGGCTCCCGTATGGGTGCTATCCACGAGATCAGCGACCAGCGCAACGTGTATCAGCTTCAGCAGGCTTACGCAATCCGCGAGGGTTATGAAAAGCTGTACTCCGATGACAAGCAGAACGAGCGCAAGATCCAGCGCATTCTGAAGAATACCAACGATAACAAACTCGTTCCGTCCATCGACAAGTACCGTCTTCAGACCTGGGCAAACGGTGCAGGCACCACTGCTGTGCTGACCGCAAATGGCCCTGCCCTGTCCGGCACTGCAACCGCACTTTCCTCTTCCAACGTTGTCCGTGCACTGCTCACCATGAGCGCAATGCTCGACAATATGCGCGTTCCCGAAGAGGGCCGTATCGCATTCATCGGCATCACTGATGCTGTTGAGATGCAGCTTGCATCCGAACTCGCCTACAGCCCTGAGTACATCAAGAAGGGTGCTGTCAACGGTGAAGTCCGTAAACTCGGCAAACTGACTGTTGTTGCAATTCCTGACACCTATATGCCGACCGGTGCAAAGATCATGGTCAAGTGGAAGGGTGCTTCTGCTGACCCGCGCAAGCTCTCCTGGAGCTATGTGTATCCGCACGTTGAAGGTCATTCCGGCCCTGTCATCAACGGTATCTATCGTTATGACTCTTTCGTTCTTGCTCAGAAAGCAAACGGCATCCTGGTTCTCGGCGACAGCACTGCTGCTCCGCAGGCAACTCCGACTGCTGCACTTGCAAGCGGCAAGATCACCTTCACTTCTGCAAGTTCCACCGGCATCGTGTACACCATCGATGGACACAATCCTAAGATTGAGGGCAACGGCACTTCCGTCAACCTCACCACCACCACCGGCACTGCTGTAAATGCTCCTACTGCGTCTTGCTACGTTCAGGCTTATGCAAAGGGTAGCAACAAGGTCAGCTCCGGTATCGGCAAGTGGTTCTTTGATGCAACTGCTGGCACTCTTACCGCACTGTCCTACGATCAGGAAGCAGAAATCTGATCCAATGCCTCATAGGGGGAGGGTTATTCCCTCCCCTATTTTCCTATAGGAGGGTATTAGCATGGCTATAACTGCTATGGATATCTTTGAAAGGGCTATGCACCTTTCTGACAACGGGGATGAGACAAACGGCAACTTCGATACTATCGACAACAGAGAGTACAAGTACCGTGTTGTTCCCATCATTAACACGATAATTAATGAGGTTTACCCATATTCTGATACCTGTACATCTACAGCCGGCAAACGTCCTGTCCATGACTTTCTGACAAACATCAACGATGAAATCAACCTGGATAACTACTGTGTAGAGGTTCTTGCCCTCGGCCTTGCTGCAAAGCTCTTCACGGATGAAAACGGCACTATTGCAAACTACTACCAGCAAGAGTATGAACGCAGGCTTGCAGAACTGAAGCGTGGTGGCATTCCGTCCAGTGCTTCTGCAATTGAGGATGTGTACTCCGGCGGCTATTACGATGAGGACGGAGTATATCACACAAACACGGGATACTATCCGCATAACCATTTTGGTTTCTGGGCATGAGGTGGTTTAGATGTCAACTATTAGAGCAACATCTAACGAAGCTGTCTATAAGATTCAGAAATTTCTCGGCATGAACGAGAACCCAGACGGAGACGTAAAGCTCAAGCTTGGTGAAGCCTCCATCTGCCGGAACTGGCGGGTGACACGAGACAAAAACCTACAGCGCAGGCCTGCTTTCCATACCAAGATTGACCTTGGTACTGGGGAGAAAGTCTCTGGTATGTGGTTTGGCAATGTTCATGGCGATGAGGTGGCCCTGGCATCATCCGGTGGTCATATGTGGATGTTCTATGAGAATGGATATCTCGACAAGCCGAAAGACCTTGGATTGCTTGACACAGATGGCCTGGTAAACTTCTTCGCATTTGAGAATATTGCTTACATCCTCAATGGAGAGGACTACTACTCCTACGATGGCACAAAGTTTGGGCTTGTAAAAGGATATCGACCTCTTGTCATAACTGGCCGTGATCCGTCCGGCACAGATGGTGAACTGCTGGAAGAAGTTAATAAGCTCAACGGCATGAGACGAGTGTGGTTTTCCCCGGATGGAGAACACGATGAGTTCTTGCTTCCTGAGAAAGACCTTCTGTCTGTGGATTATGTCAAAATTAATGCCACAGGCGAATACATGAATCCAGAGCTTTATTCCTTTGACCGATACCGTGGAATGGTGATCTTCGAGACGGCACCGGAGAGAGGAACCAATACACTTGAGATTGGGTACTCGGCACCGGCAACATACCGTACAGACATAGGCCACATGACCAATGCTGAACTGTTTCTCGGAGCACAGGACAATGCGGTGTTCCTATACGGCAACGGCACAAACGAAGCTGTTTATTCTAGCATCGACTACACAGGAGTGCCTCGTGCTGATTACTTCCCGGACCTAAATGAGATGGCAGTAGCAGATAAGAACACGGCAATCACCGGAATGATCAGGCACTACAGCCAGATGATCTGCTACAAGGAACATTCTGCATACTCTGTCCAGTACGGCATGATTACGCAGGCCAATGGAAACCAGCAGTGGGGATTCTATGTAAAGCCTATCAACAGGACTATCGGCAATGTTGCCCTTGGGCAGGTTCGTCTCATCATGAACTCTCCGTTCACCCTTCACGGCAATGACCTGTATGAATGGCATAACACATCGTCTTACTCCTCCAACCTGTCTGTCGATGAACGTCAGGCAAGGATTGCATCTGACAGAATCTATGCAACTCTCAGCACGTTCGACTTCAAAGAGGGCTACTGCTACGACGATAACGATAACCAGGAGTATTACATCTGGTACAAAGACAAGGCTCTCGTCTACAACTATGCAGCTGATGCCTGGTATCTCTACACCGGAAGAGAAGTCCGCTCAATGTGCAATGTCCA